AATAACACAAAGTATATGAAACAGTTTATTAAAGAATGTACCACATGCGAGGGCACTGGTATACAAGGTAGAAACAACTCATGGGATAATCACCCATCAAGAGATGAGGTATGGCCATGTGACTACTGTGAGGAAGGTAAAGTACATGATCAGGATGCATTGGATGAGGCAATTATGGATGCTCAGGATATGATTGATGGCATGATCACTCGTATTAGGTTGACATCAGATAACATCAAGATGGTTGCTAAGTTTGAGATGCTACCTGATTTTATGGCTCGTTATAAACACAGACTTCAAATCCAAGCACGTGCACTTGCAAGACTTGAGATGTACAAAGCTAACCTTCAAAACTTATAATCATGACTGAGAATCAAAAAGCAATAGTTGACTGCCTTATAATGGGAGCCGTAGCATTGGTAGTGACAATCTTCCTTGTAATCATAGGAGTAGTAGGATGACAAATTTAGCAATACTAACAGGGTGGGATAAGTTCGATGAGAAACTATACTTCCGCTATTTAAAAGCAATAAACAATGTGGATAATACACTATCGAGTATACACTCAAGGAGCGTGGAGGAGAACCAGCAAGACCGTAAAAGCAGACTCACTGAGTCAAGCAAAGTATGGGTCAGATTTGTGGGAGGGTTTAATTATAAAAATTGAGAGAATATGAAACAGACAGCAGTAGAGTGGTTTGCAAAACAAGTATTAAGTGCAAGGCAACTTGGTTTTATTTCAAATGAAAAGTTCAATGAACTTCTTGAACAAGCAAAAGAAATGGAGAAGGAGCAGATAATTCAAGCTTCATGTTGTGGCGGAGATGGAGAATCAGAAGCAGAAGAATACTACGAAGAAACCTTTAAATTAGAACAATGAACCAACACAAGATGTACAGATGCATCCGAATCATGGAGCTCCTGCAGGATAAGTACAGGTGCATCAATACCATTGCAAGGTACTTGGGAGTAAGTCACCGCACAGTGTACCGATACTTTGAACTGTTCAAGGCATTAGGGTACTCAGTAGATAAGGATACAAATAACAAATACCAATTAAAGAAATGACATCAACAATGACAACCGTAGTACTGGCATACAAAGCCATATACTATACAACTAAATTCAGTTAACATGGCAGAGGAGGCAAAAATGGCACTACTGACTTTTGCAGTAGGAATAATAGTACTAATGATAGGAATGATATATAATGATACAAGAGATAATTAACTACATCAAGGAGCACAACCTGGATAGGAAGAGCCAAAAGAGAGAGATAGTATACAGAAGGTTCTATCTATTTAACCTACTCAGAGATCAAGGCTTGACCTTATCTGCTGCTGGTAGGTTGCTTGACAGAGACCACTCAACAGCTTTACATGGTGCAACTATGCATCTACAGTTTATGGAGCAACAGGACCCGTTGTATCTATTGCACATACAACAAGAGATTGAACTGTTTGAGCCAGTGAAGGAGGATAAGAGAGATATCTTTGATGACATCTTGAAGGCTAACAACACAACTGACCTAATAATAATCAAGCAAAGGATAGCAGATAACGAATATTAATCACTAACTTAGCGTACTTTGTATTTATTGATTATCAAACACCCTTAGCAAATGAGTTGAGGGTGTTTTTTTTTAGTGTACACTTGAGTTGACAGTAGTTTACAGTGGTTTACACAACTAACTTGTTACATATCAATACATTATCTAAAAAGTGTACACTGTAAACTAGTTTACACTTGAATTTTAAATATATTTTTAACTCATCAAAAATGTACTTTTTTAAAAAAAGTGTAAGTTTACACTACAAAACGTCTGTAACCCTTATAAACACTAAGATTTTACTGTCAACTTGGTTTACACTTTTACTGTCAACTAGTGTACACTTTTTAATGTTAATAAAGTTTATAAAAATGTTGATTATTATCAGATGAGAATATCTATATTTGCAAAGGGGTTGTCGGAGGCATCCACTTAAAAGGTTCACGCTGCCTTTCCCCTATTTTTTTAATTAGCGTGGTTTAAATTAGCGTAATATGATTACAAAAGATTACTTAAAGAAACTATCTACCATTGGGTATAGCATTATACCATGTGATGAGACCAAGAAACCACTTGAAACAAAGTGGACATCCAAACCATGTAAGACTCATGATGAGATTGACCAACTGACAGCTCCATTGTATGGCTGTAGATCAGGTGTAAATGATATTGAATGTATTGATATTGACCTCAAAGTATTTTCATCCCTTCAAGAGAAGTTAACCTGGTGGAATGAGTACATCTCCTTCCTGAGAGATAACATCTCAGAGTTTGATTATAAGTTTGTGATAGCTAAGACCATGAGAGATGGCTATCATATCATATACAAGTCAACAACTGTAGCAGGTAACACTAAAATAGCTAAGCTCAAAGGAATGAAGGAGGCTATCATTGAGACCAGGGGAGTTGGTGGTCAGTTCATTCTATACAATCACTTCCATGGTGATAATGAATACCATGACATTAAGTATATCACAGATGAGGAGCGAGATATATTGTGGTCCATCTCAAAGACTTACAACTACATTGAAGAGGTCAACCTTGACAAACCTACAAAAAAAGAATACTCTACTAAGGAGGATGAGATCACTCCATGGGATGACTACAACGAGAAAAATAACACTATTGAACTGATTAGTGATGAGTTCACCATTGTAAGGAACACCACTAAGAGCTACATCATACGTAGACATGGAGCTGAGTCACCTCATTCAGGTTATGTGTACAAAGATAGTGGATGCATGTATCTATTCAGTACAGGAACACAGTATCCTGCTGAGAAACTATTGAGCCCCTTTGCTATCTACGCACACAAATATAATTTTGGTGACTTCAAACAGGCTGCAAATGACCTATATGAGAAAGGATATGGATCACGTAGAGTACCACAGATAGAACTGGATGACAAGCCAAAGGTAGATGTGAGTAAATTAACCTTCCCGATTGACATATTTCCTGAGCCTGTACAACATTACATATTAGAATCTGCTCAGACATTAGGATTATCAATAGACTACATGGGATGTGCTTTTATGTGGATGCTGTCAGTGATAGTAGGTAACTCATTGAAGGTAGAGGTAAAGAAAGGATGGCTTGAGACTGGCACCTTATGGATATCATTAGTAGGTAAGGCTGGTATTGGTAAGACTCCAAGCATCAACCAGATAATAAGACCACTTGAGCAGGCTAACAACACTCATATCAAGAGATATATCAAGGAGTATGCTAAGTGGGTTGAGTATGAGAAAAAAGATAAGCAAGAGAAGGAGCACTCAGAGGAGATAAGAAAGCCTAAAAAGACTCAATTCATAGTCAATGACATTACACTGGAGGCATTGGTTGACCTACATGAAGAGAATAAGAACTCAGTAGGTGTGTTCAAGGATGAGCTGGCAGGATGGTTTAAGGATATGAACAAGTACAGAGCAGGTTCTGACCTTGAGTTCTGGCTATCCTGCTGGAGTGGTAAGGCTGTAAGCATGAACAGGAAGACCGCTAAGAGTTCATTTGTTGATAAGCCACATATACCAGTGCTTGGAGGTATACAGCCTACTATATTTGATGCATTCAATACAGAGGAGAATAAGGAGAACGGCTTTACAGATAGGATGCTTATATCCTTCCCTGATTTGTTTGTTGAATCTTACAATGAGAATGAGATGGATGTATCAACTTCTACCTGGTATGAGGCTTATATTGTCAAGTTCTTTGAAGAGGTAAAAATGAAGTGGGTTAAGTATAACATGGAGGATGACATTGAGCCTATGACGGTTGTAATGACTCCAAAGTCTAAGCAGCAATGGATGAGAATATTCAATCAGATTACTGAGATGCAAAACAGTGATGCTGAGAATGAGTACATGAAGTCAATGCTACCAAAACAGAAGAGTTACATCCCACGCTTTGCAATGCTACTAAATGCACTTTGGAGCTATGATGACCCAGTTGAGTACTTTCATGGCACACTGATGGAGCCATCCATGTTGAGAGCTGAGAAACTATCTCACTACTTTATCAACATGAGTAAGAAGGTTAAGATTGAATCAAGTGAAAAAAGGGAGCTTAAAGACGTTATTAAAAATGACCCTGGCAAGACTAAGTTTGACAAGTTCAAGGTGATGTACCAGGCTAATAAAAAATTGAATAAGGTCAGTGTTGCTGATCTGTTAGATGTATCAAGAGAATGTATTTATAAATGGGTTAAAAAGATAGACAATGAGTGAAAAAATGACACAGGCAAAATTAAAAACAATGACTAAAAATGAAGTGATTGATTTTATCAGATTGGAAAAAGGAGATTTACATTTTGATTTTTCAGGATATGAAATTCAAACTGGAGACTGCACAATACACAATAAAAAAGTATTAGATGTATTTGCAAAATATGGTTTATATAACTATACAGATTATTTATTCTTAGATTTTTACAAAGGAGTCCCAACTTTGTATTTGAGATACTTTCAGGCAGATAAAAATTTAGAGTTTGATTTTGGTGGGTTGACATCTTCTGAAATAATTTATGAAGTATTTAATTTAACAATTCTTCCATTTGTAGGTGGGAGACGTAGACATTAAGATATGAACAAACTAAACAAAGCTAAGCTCAAAGCATTAGAGCTCGAGGCACTACGCCTCAAGCACCCGACCATTGACATGAAGTACTTAGCCTTTACCGACTGGAAGGATAGCTCAGCCAACTCACTGACCAACTGTGTGATTGCTTATGTCCAGTACATGGGTGGTCAAGCTGAACGTATCAGTTCTCAAGGTCAGTACAGGGAAGGTGCTAAGATACAGGTGGGCACAGGTGAGATTGCTTACCAAAAGCAACTACCTGGCAAGTGGACACCAGGACAATCAACCAAAGGTACTGCTGACATCTCAACTACTATCAGAGGAAGGTCAGTTAAGATTGAGATTAAGTATGGAAAAGACCGCCAGTCAGATGTACAGAAAGCCTATCAGGAAGCCATTGAACGGGCTGGAGGGGTGTATATCATTGTAAGGACGTTTGATGAGTTTGTGGAGTGGTATGAATCATTTGTATTAGGGTTATGACAGCGAAGGAGAAAGCGAAGGATTTAGTAGATACCTATAGGATAATGCTAATGAATACTGATACTGAATGTGGTGAGGAGATATTGTGCACTGTGATAGCTAAGTACTCTGCAATAATTGCTGTGGATGAGCTGCTTGAATATGAGAATAGAATGCTTGATGAATGGACAAAATATTTTGAAGGTAAAGGTGGACAAATGAAAATTGAACGTCTTTATTGGGCAGAAGTAAAAAAAGAAATACAGTTACTATGAAAATGAGATATAAGCTCAAGATGCCTAAGTTCAAGGTTAAGCTCAAGCACCTAAGAAAGAAGTACAAACACCCAATAAAAGGAATCGATGACAGTGATCAGTGCTAAGAATAAAGCATACAACATGCTAATCAATGCTCAGATGTTACACCAGGGACATGCAGCAAAGAGTGAAGCCATTAAACAAGCGGAGGCAGTACGCTACCTGGCACCGTTGCACCTTCACAAATACTGGGATGAGGTGGTATTTGAGTTATCAAAGATTAATATATAAGAATATGAAAGCAACAAAAGAAGAGATTATCAAGGCTGAGACATTTTTAAGATGTGCTGCTGCAATATTTGGTAAGCTATGTGAAAATGAAATTAACCTATTAGAACAGGCATTGCTTGAGGTGTATGAGGATAAGGGTGAGGAACTAACAACTAATTGTTAATAACTTTATTTCTCTTATATGCAAAACTTTATTAACTTTGAGGAAAATACAAAGGAAATGAAAGAATTAATCAGTACGTCTGAGAAAATCAGGCAAGCAAATGAGGCAGAGAGCACTCAAACTGTATTCAGCCTACACCAGAAGGTGTACAAATGTAAGTTGGCAATTGGCAAGGTGACCAAGAATGCTAATAACCCACACTTCAAGAAGTCATATGCCGACTTGAATGCAATCATTGAGGCAGTTGAGCCTATCTTATTAGAGAATGGTCTGCTATTATTACAGCCTATCCATGGCAATAGTGTCTGCACTCAGATAATAGATGTTGAGTCAGGTAATATGATTGAGTCATGTATGGACTTACCTACTGGCATAGATCCACAGAAGATGGGTAGTGCCATAACTTACTACAGACGTTATACCTTGCAGTCTATCTTATCACTTCAGGCTGTGGATGACGATGGCAACATGGCATCTGAGCCAGTGAAGGAGCAACCTAAGGCAAAAGCTAAAGAATCACTATCTACAGAACGGTTCAACAATGCACTGGCTAAGATTAAGGCAGGTGATTATAAGGTTGAGGAGCTCAGAGCAAAGTTTAACCTAACTAAAGAACAGGAGGCACAGCTATGAAATGGAGACCATCACAGTTAGGGAAGCTAATGACAACGCCTCAGAGTAAGTCAGAGGTGCTTTCTAAGACCGCTAAATCAGAAATAAGGAGAATTGCTAAGCAAGACTTCTACGGATTCAACACAGAGCTTAGAACGAAGCCAATGATTAAGGGCACAGAGTGGGAGCAAGAAGGCATTGATCTACTCAACACCGTTCGCTTCACTAACTACACTAAGAATGAGGAACGAGTGACCAATGAGTACATGTCAGGATGTTGTGATATCATAACAGATGACCTAATCATTGACATCAAGAGCTCTTGGTCATTAGAAACCTTCCCAGCAACACCATCAGAGGCTGAGTCAAGTGACTATGAGTGGCAAGGTAGAGCGTACATGTGGCTGTATGACCGACCATCATTTGAGTTAATCTACACCATGTACACAACACCTGATGAGTTACTCACTGAGTGGGATAACATGACCATCCACAGAGTTGACCACATCCCAAGTCATCACAGGATAACTGTAGTGAGATATGAGAGAGATGCTTTGTATGAAGAGCAGATAATTGAAAGGCTCAGATATTGTTCTGAGTACTATGCACAGTATGTAAATGAATTAAATAATAAATAAATGGCAGATTTAACAGTCAAAGGAGCTATCAAGCTCATCAATCCTATCAAAGTGATATCGGATAAGTTTCAAGTAAGAGAGTTCGTGATCACTACAGGTGACAAGTACCCTCAAGACATCATGTTCCAAACCCTTAATGACCGCATGGATATAATCAAACCGTATGGAGTAGGTCAGGAAGTAGAGGTATCATTCAACCTACGAGGCAGGCAAGTGGGTGATAAGTTCTACAACAGCCTTGATGCATGGAAGGTAGTAGGTGAACAAGTACAAGATGCATTCACAATACTTGCTGAGGATGACCCGTTCTAAAACCATCTATCTCCAGGATAATCAGACCCTCACTGAATGGGTGAGGGCTGAGCTTAAGGACAAGCTATCCAGTAGGAACAGAGCAGTACACATGGCAGAGGATATCGGAGTGCCTAACATTACGCTGCATAGGTTCCTGCATGGTAAGTCAGTAAAGGGTGAGTTCTATGATAAAGCGTTTAATTACTTATTGAAATGAACTACTTAGTACAGATAATGATTGACATCGAAGGGCAGTACTACACCCCACAGGTGGTGCTTGATAGCCTACCCCCTAATCAGATTGATACTTGAACAGTTCAATGTCCATTAAGGGGTGCAACAGGGGGAGTGTAACAGCTCCCCTTTGTTATAACGGTTCTCGGCTTGGCGAAGTGGCTGAACCCGAAGCTAAATAGAATTACTAAACTTAAAAATTAAAAACGAATGATTGATAGAATTACTGAACAGCCATTTTGCCAAACCCGTGTTAGTGGCAGTACTTTTATAAACGCTGATTGTTTCGATGTTTTTCCTTTTATTGAGGATAAAAGTATAGACGCTATTATTTGCGATTTGCCTTATGGAACTACACAGGCGAAATGGGATAGCATATTACCACTACCTAAATTATGGAGTGAATACAAAAGAATACTAAAACAAAACGGTGTTATTATTTTGACTTGCCAACAACCTTTTACAAGCGTTTTAGTGTGTAATGATTTGAATATGTTTAAGTATTCGCTTGTTTGGGATAAGACCACCAAAACAAACCACCTAAACGCAAAGAAACAACCACTAAGAAGAACGGAAGATATTGTGGTGTTTTACGAAAAACAATGCACATATAACCCACAAGGGCTTATTGAAGGTAGTTTTAATAATTACAGACCAAACCACTTTAAATATAAGAAAGGAGAAAAAGTATATGGTGAGCAAAAGGAACATTCAAATACTTCATCATTTACAAATTACCCTGACAATGTGGTTTGTTTTAGTAATGGAAACAACAAAAGCCAACACCCTACGCAAAAACCTGTTGAGTTGATGGAACACTTAATAAAAACCTATACCAACGAAAACGATACAGTTTTAGATAATACAATGGGTTCAGGAACTACCAATTTGGCTTGTATCAAATTAAATCGCAAATCAATAGGAATAGAAAAGGAAAAACAATATTACGATGTCGCTGTTCGGAGGGCTTCGGAGTATTGCCACTAACACCAAGCTATGCGCACGTTTTAATGGCGCATAACAACTGTTATAAATTTTCACTATCTTTACCCACATGATAATACAATACTTAGCTCCCTTAGTCATGACATGGTGGTTCACCCACTTCGAGCCCATCCAAGACTACATCAACACCATGATACTACCCGACTGGCTACACACCGCACTTGGTTGCTGGAAGTGTACCTCCTTCTGGGCTACACTGATCTATTCTCAATCCTTCACTGTGGCATGTGCCACGTCACTCACAGCAGTATGCTTGAACAAACTGATATACAACTCATAACTGAGCTACTCAACCAGCCAGAGGATAGGATACTCACTAAGCGTACCCTGATACAACTGCAACGCATCAAGAGTAGAGTGACTGGCATCAAAGACAAGGAGTGCTTCTGTGCATCAGTACGTAGGAAGGTATGGCTCAAAGACTTTAACATCTGGTATGAAGGAGCAACTGGATAGATACGTAGCTAAGAACTACAGTGAGGTGCTCAAGTACACCAGGCACTTCCTCAAGGTGCTCAATATACCTGCCTCAATAGATGCAGATGCAGTGATCAACAACGCATACATCCACTGCACCAAGGTACACCTTTCAGAGATGACTCAAGACAAGGCTAAGAGCTACCTACTGAATACGATCAAGTATGAGTTGATATGGACTCAAGGCTCAAGGACTAAGCGAGATGACATATATAGGTCTCAGGAGCACTTAGGCGATGACATAGACGACACTACAGACCTTGACCATAAGATACAGATAGAGGAACGCTACAGCTTTAAGAAGGCAATGGTAGAGATATACAGAAGCCAGCAGCATGACCGCATCAAGCAGATAGTGTTCGAGGCATACTATGACAAAGGGCACTCAACTCAGACCGCCCTGGCTAAGTACTTCAACATCAACAGTACCTCAGCATACTTCCTGATTAAAGAAATTAAAGAAAATATAAAGTCAATACAATATAGGTATGAAGAGTGTTGATATCATAGGGCTTATTACTTACATCCTGGCATGGGGTGTGGTCCTGGCATTACTCAATGAAAATATGTACCTGCTGTTTAAGTTCTCAGGTGCTACATTAGGAGCTTATTTAATATTTATTATAATAAAAGAGAATGAATTACAAAATTAAACCAGAGTACATCGGGCAGACTGTCAAGGTGTATGATAGAATCTTAGGGTCTAAGACTATCGTAGTGAACAAGATCAACCTTAAGAACGTATCCTATTACCAGTCAATCGGTCTCAAGCATATCTTTGAAGAGGTAGTGACTAAGACTACAGAGGATGTAGTTGTGATAGAATACAAGGCTGTAGATGGTCCAATACCTGAGACAACGGCTAAGCCTAAAAAGAAACGTAAACCTAAGGCAGATGCCAAAGCATAAACACATAGAGACTCCAGAGGCAATGTGGGAGTTGTTTGAGAGATACAAAGAATGGACCAAGAACAACCCACGTTATCAATACTCACTTTCTAATAAGACTGGTGAAGCTACTCCAGTGCCATTAGAGAGACCATTGACTCAAGTAGGTTTTAGATGCTTTGCTGCTGATAATGGCAGTACAGTGAATGATTACTTCGCTAATACGGATGGGAGATATTCAGTGTATACTACAATCTGTACACGCATAGAGGAGGCAATTAGAAAAGACCAGATAGAAGGTGGCATGACTGGGCAGTACAATGCCTCAATCACCCAGCGACTGAACAACCTAACTGAGAGAGTAGATACAACTACCCAAGGTCAGGCAATAAATGATATTAAGGTTACTATTATTAAATAGTGTATCTTTGACATAATTCTTACTATACTACTAATTAAGTGGTATAGTCCAACTATTGCACACAATGGAGATTAAGAGCACAGTCATATTTGAGCGCAACTTTGAAGCCTTGGCAAGTGAGTCCAGGTTTATCATAAACGAGGGCGGCTCAAGGTCATCTAAGACCTACAGCCTATGCCAGCTTATCATAGTCTACTGCCTGCAGAACAGAGGCAAGGTGGTCAGCATCATACGCAAGACCTT